GTCTTTCCTCGTTACCAGTGCCGTCACTATGACGGTTAAACAGATGACGATCAGGGCGATTAACATCGCCTTTTGCTGCTTCATAGCCTGCTTCCCCTTGCCTTTCGGCACGTAAGAGGCTAACCTACATTTGTGAGACATAGATTGGGCCTCAGATTAATGTTAAGCGTCTTGCAGGACGCGAAATGTTAACTGGGGCTTTTCTCTATCTGCCTTTCAGTGTTCATGCCTGAGACAGATAGCCTCAAGCACCCGCAGCCATTCTACTTAACTCACGTCACCTCGCCAATATGAAATCAATCAGAAAGGTGATCCATAAAATCACTCCTTCTCTTCTTTTCCGTAGTGGAGTTGGCCAATTTTGATAAGAGGGCGTCCCTGAGATTTGCGGTGTAGATTGGTATCGCGCAGAGAATACACACAGCCACAATATTCCTGCTGATAGAATTTTTCGCGCTTGCTGATTTCAATCATACGGGACGAGCCGCCCTGCTTGCGCCAGTTATAATCCCAGTACACCATACCCGGATAATGCGCAACAGCTCGCCGCCCACACTCGTTAACCTGCTGCATATTTTTCCAGCGTGAAATGCCCAGTGAACTGCTGATCACACTGAAACCATTTTCAGCAGCGTACAACGCTGTCCGCTCAAAACGCATGTCAAAACACATGGTACAACGGATCCCCCTCTCAGGCTCCCATTCCATTCCTTTGGCACGTTCAAACCAGTTGTCGGTGTCGTAATCAGCATCGATAAACGGCACGCCGTGTTGTTCAGCAAAGCGAATATTTTCATCCTTACGAATTAAATACTCTTTCTGAGGATGAATGTTCGGGTTGTAGAAAAAGATGGTGTAGTCGATTCCCGAGGCCTGAAGCGCCTCCATCACTTCACCGGAACATGGAGCACAGCAAGAGTGCAGTAGTAGTTTGTTTGCCCCGTTTGGGAGCTCCAATTTAGGCCGTTTGAAATCAGCAATAGTCATAAATATTTTTATTGGGGTCATGAAAATAGCACAGAGTGTAGCATCAGAGCAGGGCTATCGGGAATATATGTCTAAATCTGGTAATATCTGGTTTTGACGCAAAGCGGACAACCACGCTGGCTCTACCCTGCGCCATGAAAATGTCAATTCACATCTGAACTAATGCTCTTTAATCTAGTAACGTCTAAAATACCTAACATTTCCTTGATAAAATGCCAGTACACGCTGCATAGCTTCGCTCTTCCGGCACTCGCGACAGATTATATTCAGGCGCCTGTCGTAGCGGCGTATTTCGCCGTCTGGTAACGACCAGATAAGGTCCGGATCAACCACTGCAGGTTTCTTCACCTTTGCCCTTGAGAGTTTTTTGCGAGCATTTTGCCAGTCCTTACGCGCCTGTTCAGACGGGAATAACCCGTAACCAGAGTTGTATACATCGCCACTGGCAACCAGCTCTCTGGCGAGAACACTCATCAGATATCTTGTCGCACCTGTCTTGGCTTCCAGTTGCCGCAACGTCTCGCGACCGCTCAGACGTACAAGTTCAACAACCTGCCCTTTAATTTTTTCCCGCTCTTCTTGTGTAAATACTTTTGCCATAAGCGCCTCCGGCAATCACTTTTCCGATACAACACGGCGGGAAGAATCAGTAATCTGTCGAACAATATCCCGGTGCTTGTTCAGCTCCCGCAGCGCGGCGCAGACTCGCTCCCACTTCTGAACATCACTTTTCGCCCTGCGCAGCGCCAGGTTTGCCCTGCGAAGGGACGGAAAAATCAGCTCATCTGCTTGCGTTTCGGTAAACGATGGCAACGGCTGCACAATGTCCGCCACAGTTTCTGTTTTAATTTCTTCCTGTGTTGCGGCTTCCCGGACTGGTAACGCAGCACCTGCTGGCTGAGGAAAGGCCTTACCATCACTTTCCGTTACCAGCGCGGCTTTCGGCTCTGCTGGTAAATTATCGCCCGGCATGCAGTAACGAAATTTACCGTTCTGATTAACGCGTGCCAGCCGCCCCGTTGCGGTTACCACCGCCAGCGTGGAAGCAACCTTGCGAGTACTGACACCGAACTTACCCGCCAGTTCCTCACACGTTTTAGCCCCATCCTGACCGATAAACTCAATCATCATGTCTGCGGTAACTTTTTGTTCGACCTCCCCGGTCAGCATATCCTGTGCTTCAGATTTTACTGGCCGCTCTTCGGTTACCCGGGATTCACCTTCGCCAGCCAGAAACCAGGTGTGACCAGTTTTATCAACGACGCCTTTTCTTTTGAGTTCCCACAGCTCGTTGACAGCCTCTTCACGACTGATTCCAAGGCGAGCTGCCACCACATGTGAAGAGGCTTTTTTCAGTGCTTTCAGTGCGTCAGATACGGTTTCCATTAAAATTTCCTCCGGACAAAATTACTTCACAACCCTCATATTGCTGACATTTGGACGCCAGCTATCCCAGTTAAACGTCACCCATCGACCACCGTTCATGGTCATGCGGTCCATAATCCTCTCACCAAGAAGCGTACTCATTGCGGCATGATTCAGGTTTGTTAACATCCCGACACTGCACAGTGATGCTGTCCGGCGATCAATTATCTGGTGCAATACCACCTGCTCGTTTTTCGTCTCCCGCTGAACGCCTATTTCATCCAGGACCAGCAAATCAACCCCGCAAAGCTCCTGTAAAAATTTTTCCCCGGATTTGCCGTTGTCGTAGCTGTCATGCAACACGCTCATGACGTCAGACACGGTGACGATAATCACGCTGCGCCCCTTCACCATCAGCCGGTTGCCCATCGCCGCTGCAAGGTGATTTTTCCCGGTGCCGGTTTTACCGCTGAACACAAAATTCGTGCACCCGGTCATCAGTTCGTCAGCTATGGATTTGGCCTGGCTCAGCGCGTATTTTTGCCCGTCGTTCTGCACCTGATAATTTGCAAACGAGCATTTGCTGTGCAGAGGCTGGATGCCCGAACGATTCAGGATTTTTTCCACCCGCAACTGGCGATTCTGGCGGTTAATCTCCTCGCTGCGTTTTCGTCCTTCAGCAAGTTGCCATTCCCGCCACTCCTCCACCGTCCGGTACGGTGGAACCGACCCCTGTGGTGCAAGTCTGCGAATACGTTCAAGAACCCCAACTGCCGCAATGTTTTTCATGACACGTCACCCCCTGAATCCCGGCGGTATTTCAGTGTCCGGTTCAGAAATGTGATTCACGCAACGCTGCGCAGGCGAACGCCCCAGGCGGATAACCAGTTCATCCCATTTTTCCCGGAGTTTTGCCGGACTCATGATGTTTTTTACCCAGAACGAATCCCGCTGGAGACGCCCAAACATTTCACAAATTTGTCTGTGAGTTCTGCCATCCAGCATCCGCATTGTGCGAACGTCATTGGCCCATGCTGTCCAGTTGGGTTCTTTCGGTCTAGTGATCTCGCCATCATAGCTGGCCGCCTGCTCGTAAAGACTCACGATTCGTCCCCAGATCCACTGTGCGCACACCAAATCTTCCTGACTTCCCCACTGGCGTTTTTTCGCACTGAACACAACCGCGTCAGGGTGTCGGGTTAAAAAATCCTGTTCAGCCGTCTGCGGGTCCGGTTGCGAAGCGTCCGGACAAGAAGATCTTTTATCTGACGGATCAGGTTTTAATACTGACGGATCGGGGTCAATCATCGCCCCCCTAATCGGCAGTTTTTTATCAACAGTTGATCCATCAAAATTTGACGGGTCAACCGTTGAGGGGTCAATATTTGACGGGTCAACTGTTAACGGGTCATTTTTTGCCGGGCTAATTTTTCTTTTCGGTTTATATGACTCACGCGCCGCCGCCGCAGCTGCTTCGAGTTTTTCCACATTAAGCCGATAGATATTGCTTACATTACGCCCACCGACCTTACGCTCTTCCTTCGTCAGCCAGCCCTCTTTCGCCAGTTCTGCAATAGCCGATTTCACTGTGGATTCACTTCTTGCACCGATCTGACGCCGGATAGTTTCAATGGCAGGCCATGACACGCCCTCGTCATTGCTGTAGTCTGCAAGACGGGCCATAACCGCCACCCTGGATAAGATCATGCCGGTGAAGGCGCACCCTTCCCAGACAAGACCATGAAGCTTGCTGCTCATAAAACCCCCGAACACCGTGCTTTTAGTGCATCACCACAGCATTCCCTGCCGGGCCGCCGCGATTCATCTGGTCATACAAAACAACCGCTGACGCAACAAAATCATCGACATCCTTCACCAGCCGATCCCTCCGTTCGACGATCTCACGGTAATATTCAGAACTGTGGCTGCGCATACGGGCCACCAGCAAAGGCGGCATCGCCTTTTCGATCGCCGGTAACAGAGCCTGCATTTTTTCAACAGCATCAGGGGTGTCTTTCTCTACCCAGCGGAAAATTTTCTGGGTATTGCGAGCCAGGGCTTCCGGATGGCTGTCGTCATACAGTTCTGGGAACGTCATACCCAACTCAAAATAAGCCTGGGTTATTCCAGCTGCTGGAACTTTTTCGCCATCAGGACGCGCCCAGGCATTCATCGCCATGCGGATGTGTTCATGCTTGATTTTCATGAATCAAGCTCCTAGAAAGTGGTTGTGTTAACGTTTTGGTATCTTCCAGCTCGGGCCAAATATTCATCCAATCAAAAGGCCTTAGTTGCTGACGTGTAACTTCACCATTACTGGCTCGCTCAATAAGGACACATAACGATGCCCCTAACACTTGACCTTTACTCAATGCCTTTCTTAGATAACCGATGCTGGTACCACACTCGCATGCAAACATACGCTGTTCATCTGACGAAAGAGAATTGAGAAATATTCTTAATTCTTCCATAGCTACTCCTTAGTAAACACAGCAAAAGAATACCCACAGGTAAACAAAAGTCAATACCCACAGGTTGTTTACCTTGCGGTAATCGCATCTATTATTTACCTATGGACAAATATGAATTTAGACGACAGCAACTCATCAAAATTCGTGATGAGAAATGCGATGGTAAAGCGGTTAACGTGGCCAGAAAGATCGGGCGCGAGCCTTCTTATGTATCAAGAATGTTGTACCCAGAGGGGAAAAAGGGAAAAAAACGGATCGCTGATGATATGGTGGAGATTATCGAAGAGTCCTTTGGGTTACCCCGGGGATGGATGGATGGTATCGTTTCATCATCAACGAACACAGCCTCCAGTTATGAAACAAGGGTTCTAACGCCACGACAACGTATTTTTTTAGATCTCTTAGACGAACTGCCAGAAAGTGAAGCGGATAAATTATTAAAAACTCTTGAAGAGAAAAAACAGTATTACAATATGATCTACGAAGAAATCCGTAAAAAGAAAGCACAAAACGCATCATAGCTCACCAAACAACTAGTCACCAGTTAAGACACCGCAAAAATTTACCCATGGGTATTTACTTTTTAAATACCTATGGGTATCCTTCTTTTCATACCAACCCACCCCGCCCCACAGAATGCAGGGCAATACTTCGAGTTACCAGGCAGTGGTCAGGGGTTAAGTAGCCAGCCCGAGGCGTAAGAACATGACGGCAGGGTTCAACTTTAATAACTATGCAGCAGGTTTTTGTTCCGCTACCCCGGCGTTAAGGGGAAATGAGGTCAACATGGATACTATCGATCTTGGCAACAACGAATCTCTGGTGTACGGCGTGTTTCCCAACCAGGACGGCACATTCACCGCGATGACGTATACCAAAAGCAAAACGTTTAAAACCGAAAATGGTGCCCGTCGCTGGCTGGAAAGAAACTCAGGTGAGTGATATGGATTTCGACACAATCATGAAAAAGGCTTACGAAGAATACTTCGAAGGCCTTGCCGAAGGCGAAGAAGCTCTCAGCTTCAGTGAGTTTAAACAGGCGCTTTCCAGCTCGGCAAAATCTAACGGCTGATAAGCGAAGCAGCACCGCGAGGAATCAGTATGCAGAAACGAGAACCCGTCATCATCGCGCCAGACTATACCGATGATGAACTTTATGAGTGGATGCGCCAGAAAATTAATGCAGCGCAGGATCTGAAATGGGCCAATGAAGCCAGGGCTAAGCAGGCTGAAAATCTGTCCGCTCTGGAGCAGGATATCACCAGGCTGGAAAAAGCAGCGGCATTAAGCATTGCCAGAATGATTACATACCAGCGTTAATAGCTAACCAACGAAGCTAAGGTTGGTAATTAAGGAGTTCTCCACGGGTGAGGTGGAGTGCGTGCGCCGGACACGGGTGAGCATCCGGCACTGACAGTTTACTGAAAGGATATTTCCATGAAAAGTCAGACCATAACGCGAAAGCGCACGGCGAGGTAGCTGGTTCATAGATAGCCTGTCGTTAAATTTTCGTCGACCGTGCGCTTCCGGTTGTGGCACTACGCGAAATGGCGCGGCGGTAAGTATGGCGGGGTTATTCCTTCCCCGTTGAGGACACCGGGTTGTCAGGTTGACCATACGCTTAAGTGACAACCCCGCTGCAACGCCCTCTGTTATCAATTTTCTGGTGACGTTTGGCGGTATCAGTTTTACTCCGTGACTGCTCTGCCGCCCTTTTTAAAGTGAATTTTGTGATGTGGTGAATGCGGCTGAGCGCACGCGGAACAGTTAAAACCAAAAACAGTGTTATGGGTGGATTCTCTGTATCCGGCGTTAATTGTTAACTGGTTAACGTCACCTGGAGGCACCAGGCACTGCATCACAAAATTCATTGTTGAGGACGCGATAATGAAAACGTTATTACCAAACGTTAATACGTCTGAAGGTTGTTTTGAAATTGGTGTCACTATCAGTAACCCAGTATTTACTGAAGATGCCATTAACAAGAGAAAACAAGAACGGGAGCTATTAAATAAAATATGCATTGTTTCAATGCTGGCTCGTTTACGTCTGATGCCAAAAGGATGTGCACAATGAATTCAGCATTTGTGCTTGTTCTGACAGTTTTTCTTGTTTCCGGAGAGCCAGTTGATATTGCAGTCAGTGTTCACAGGACAATGCAGGAGTGTATGACTGCAGCAACCGAACAGAAAATTCCCGGTAACTGTTACCCGGTCGATAAAGTTATTCACCAGGATAATATCGAAATCCCGGCAGGTCTTTAAAACAGTTCCGTAATAAATATCCGGTTTCATTCTTATATGCCAGCAATGGCAGGGATTTGTTCATCCTTAAATCTGTCATGAGGTTAAAACAAATGAGTAAAGTCTTTATTTGCGCCGCTATTCCTGACGAACTGGCAACAAGGGAAGAAGGCGCTGTGGCTGTAGCCACAGCCATTGAAGCTGGCGACGAACGCCGTGCTCGAGCAAAATTTCACTGGCAATTCCTGGAACATTATCCGGCTGCTCAGGACTGCGCTTATAAATTTATTGTCTGCGAGGATAAACCTGGCATACCCCGCCCTGCCCTCGATTCATGGGATGCTGAATATATGCAGGAAAACCGCTGGGATGAGGAGTCTGCTTCTTTTGTCCCGGTTGAGACTGAATCCGATCCGATGAACGTCACTTTTGACAAGCTGGCCCCTGAAGTACAGAACGCTGTCATGGTTAAGTTCGACACATGTGAAAACATCACCGTTGATATGGTTATTAGCGCACAGGAATTGTTGCAGGAAGACATGGCAACATTCGACGGACATATCGTTGAAGCGTTGATGAAAATGCCAGAAGTTAACGCCATGTATCCGGAGCTTAAGTTGCACGCCATTGGGTGGGTTAAGCATAAATGTATTCCTGGTGCTAAATGGCCCGAAATTCAGGCAGAGATGCGCATCTGGAAAAAACGTCGCGAAGGTGAACGCAAGGAAACCGGAAAATACACGTCTGTTGTTGATCTCGCCCGCGCCAGAGCCAATCAACAGTACACTGAAAATTCAACAGGAAAAATCAGCCCGGTCATTGCTGCCATTCATCGCGAATACAAGCAGACATGGAAAACACTGGATGACGAACTGGCCTACGCTCTCTGGCCTGGTGATGTGGATGCCGGAAACATTGACGGCAGCATCCATCGCTGGGCAAAAAAAGAAGTTATCAACAACGACCGCGAAGACTGGAAGCGTATCTCGGCATCAATGCGCAAACAGCCTGATGCCCTTCGCTACGACCGCCAAACTATTTTTGGCCTTGTCCGTGAGCGTCCGATCGACATTCACAAAGATCCCGTAGCACTGAACAAATATATCTGCGAATACCTGACGACAAAGGGCGTGTTTGAGAATGAAGAAACAGACCTGGGCACTGTTGATGTTCTCCAGTCATCAGAAACACAAACTGATGCAGTGGAAACTGAGGTATCTGATATCCCAAAAAATGAAACCGCGCCGGAAGCTGAACCATCTGTAGAGCGTGAGGGGCCGTTCTATTTCCTCTTCGCAGATAAGGACGGAGAAAAATACGGTCGCGCAAACAAACTTTCTGGTCTGGATAAGGCACTGGCTGCTGGCGCCACTGAAATCACAAAAGAAGAATATTTTGCCCGAAAAAATGGCACATACACGGGCTTACCGCAAAATGTAGATACCGCTGAAGATTCAGAACAACCAGAGCCGATAAAAGTTACCGCTGACGAAGTAAACAAAATTATGCAGGCAGCCAATATCAGCCAGCCTGACGCCGATAAGTTGCTTGCTGCATCACGTGGTGAATTTGTTGAAGGGATTAGTGACCCGAATGATCCGAAATGGGTTAAGGGGATCCAGACCCGCGATTCTGTGAACCAGAACCAGCATGAATCGGAACGGAACTACCAAAAAGCGGAACAAAACAGCACAAATGCGTTACAAAACGAGCCAGAAACGAAACAGCCTGAACCAGTGGCGCAACAGGAAGTGGAAAAAGTCTGCACCGCCTGCGGTCAGACCGGCGGCGGCAACTGCCCTGATTGTGGCGCGGTGATGGGCGACGCAACATACCAGGAAACATTCGATGAAGAGTATCAGGTTGAAGTTCAGGAAGATGATCCGGAGGAAATGGAAGGCGCTGAACATCCACACAAGGAGAACACTGGCGGCAATCAGCATCACAATAGCGATAATGAAACTGGCGAGACGGCAGATCACCCAATTAAGGTGAACGGTCATCACGAAATCACATCCACCAGCAGGACGTGTGACCATCTAATGATCGACCTTGAAACCATGGGAAAAAATCCTGATGCCCCGATCATCTCAATAGGTGCAATATTTTTCGATCCGCAAACCGGAGATATGGGACCGGAATTTAGTAAGACTATCGATCTGGAAACTGCTGGCGGAGTCATTGATCGGGACACCATTAAATGGTGGCTTAAGCAATCACGCGAAGCGCAATCTGCCATTATGACCGATGAAATCCCGTTAGATGATGCACTGTTACAATTGCGGGAATTTATCGACGAAAACTCCGGTGAATTTTTTGTTCAGGTCTGGGGAAATGGAGCCAACTTCGACAACACGATTTTGCGCCGTTCATACGAACGGCAGGGGATCCCCTGCCCGTGGCGTTACTACAACGATCGCGATGTACGCACAATCGTTGAGCTGGGGAAAGCCATAGACTTCGATGCCAGAACGGCTATTCCATTCGAAGGTGAGCGCCATAATGCACTTGATGACGCTCGTTACCAGGCAAAATACGTTTCAGCTATCTGGCAAAAACTGATCCCGAGTCAGGCTGATTTTTAATGTTCAACCCTAATTGCCGCTAACCGTATATAGTTAGCGGCGGTTATGAGATATAGCTATGAGCAGCTTATTTTTAACCGAAGATGAATTGCTAATATTAACGGGCTGCAAATATGCAAGCCACCAGCGAAAATGGTTAATGGAAAACGGGCTTCCGTTCTATACCAATCGTAGTGGCAAACCGATTGTCAGCCGGGATCTATTTACCTGCAATAAAACTTTACCACCACGCGAGGTAGAGCCGAATTTTGGTGCGATCTGATGGGAAGACGAAGGAAAAATCCTGAACACGAAAAATTACCTCCAAATGTATACCCAAATAAATATAGTTATGTATGGAAATCAACATCCAGAGAATCTGTCACACTAACCGCCATCAAGGATGGTTTAGCTGCTTTATGGAAAAAGTATGAGGAAACTGTAAATAATCGCGATCGTGCAATGACATTCGGTCGCTTGTGGGAAAAATTCCTCGCCAGCGCCTATTACAGTGACCTTAGTCCAAGAACACAAAAAGATTATCTGCAACATCAAAAAAAGTTGCTTGCCGTATTCGGTAAGGTACCAGCGGATTCCATAAAACCAGAACACATCCGTCGATACATGGACAAAAGAGGGGAGCAGAGTAAAACGCAAGCCAACCATGAAAAAAGCAGTATGTCCCGTGTTTACAGTTGGGGGTATGAGCGAGGGTACGTGAAGGCTAACCCATGTGCAGGTGTAAGTAAATTCAAGGCCAAAAACCGCGAACGATATGTAACCGACAAAGAATACCAGGCAGTATTAAGCGTTGCACCTCTTCCTGTTTTTATCGCAATGGAAATTGCCTATCTGTGTGCAGCGAGGGTTTCCGATGTGTTATCGCTGAAATGGGAACAGATTGGAAACGACGGGATATTCATCCAGCAAGGGAAAACCGGAAAAAAACAGATAAAAGCATGGAGTCCACGATTACAGGCAGCGATCGAAAAAGCAAAACAGTTGCCAAAATCTGCCTATGTGATCAGCAATCAATACGGCAACCGATATATGTACAAAGGCTTTAACGAAATGTGGGTAGATGCAAGAAATCGTGCTGGAAAAATTTCAGGTATTTTAACCGACTTCACCTTTCATGATCTGAAGGCGAAAGGAATTTCAGACTATGAAGGAAGCAGCCGGGATAAGCAACTTTTCTCTGGTCACAAAACCGAAGGGCAAGTGCTAATCTATGACAGGAAGGTTAAAGTTTCACCAACACTTGATGTCCCGTTACCTGAAAATATTCCAAGAAAATATTCCAAGTAA